CCTCTATCTTTGAGTTAAGAGATTTGATAGCATTATGTATGGCAATACCTGTATATAAATCACCGCCTCTGCTGTTGATCTTAACAGTTATCTTAGATTTTCCTTTAACAAGCTCAAGATCTTTAAGAAAAGTCTCAGGCGTAATATACACACCGGAAAGCTTTTCTCCAGTCCACCAATTCACGGGATGGCTTTCTTCTATTGGACCGTATAAAATTATTTCACCTTCCGTGTCTGAAATACTTGCTATATTCCAGCACAAAGCAGCTGTATCAGAGCTTTGTGCATTATTTGCCCTTGTCGTCAACTGAATCTTCCTCCTCTTCTTGTATAGCACCAGTGGCATCGGAGTATACAGGTATCCCAGCTTTACGCATCTGCATATATTCAACCTGTAGTTGTTTTATATTATCCTGCCACTGACTACCGTTAATCCTTACGGCACTGGCTTCATGTGTTGAGAACCCATGTATGATAGCTTCTACCTCGGCTTTAATTTCTTTTGTTGGGTCAAGCATTCCTTGTGCGGGTCCTACCCACTCGCTACCAAGGTACGCATTGCGGATTAATGGATCTGTAAAAAAGCCTGGGGCAGAAATTCTACCCAATGCTATGGCTTCTGATAACCAAACCTTATATGTTGGCTTGCAAAAATCGTTAATAAACCATTGGCGGCGCATCTTAAAGGATTTCCACGCTTCCATAAGCACTGCTCTTGCCGCTGAATAGCTTGATGTAAATACCTTAAGAAGCAAATCGACAGGTATTTCAAGCGCCGCTCCGACTTGCGCGGATACAGCACTTACAAATGCACTAAAACCACCAGCTGGACGTTTGGGATCCGCAAACACTACATCTTCGCCGGGCTCCATTATATTGATAGCGCCTGGGGCAAGCTCGTACTCGTTTTCTGATGTACTTACCTGTGGTTCGTTAATCGGAGTACCGTATAGGCTACCGTTTCCTACCTCAGAAAACGGCATTGCATCTGTCGATGCCGTAGTCTTTACGAACGCCGCAAAGCTCGCTTCAATATTGGCGGCGGTAAGTTCGGTATCGGTATATCGGCGAAGTTGTAAAAGCGGCTCTATTACAGGTGCCAAGAAGCTAACACCTCTGTATTGATCAGGGCGTTCAGATTCCATAACCTGTATAATATTGGGTAATCCCGTCTTTACACCGTATGCTTCAATACGCACAGTCTTTTCTGCACCGTCGCCAACCTCATAAGGATGCTGGTTTGAAACATAATATGCAGTAACAGCTCCATCCTCATTAACTTCTACACCGTCAAATATACGGTTACCGTTTTCAGCTCGCCCATAGGTTCCCCATCCTGCCATACCGGGTGTGCGGACTCTGTCTGCCTCTACAATATGTAAGCGAAGACTGTAAGGATAAAACGATGTGCGTTTGCAACGCTTAAACACGGCAAACACATCACCGCTTGTCAACCACGAAGAATACGCCAACTGCTGCAGTGCATAAAAGTCATTCATCCTCGTAGCATCACAAGCGCTTTTGTCACTTGCCCAAAGTTCAAACTCTGCCTCTGTGTGCCGCTGCCACGCCACAGCCTGCTCGGCTGTTAATCCAAGAATGTCATGATTAATAGCAGATTTGAGCTTTAACCCAGGTCCTATTACATTAGTTCTGCTCGTATTAATAGCGGACTTTGCAATAGGCGTAGACATTGCAAGCATTCTGCTGCGTTGTCGCAATGTTTGGTTGTTAAAGTCAATGTCTTCTTTAGGTGAACTGCTGTGTGCGATAAAACCTTTAAGTGCTCTTCGTTTATAACTTGCACCCGCATCACCGTATCCTGACATTAATACTTGGGGAGAAGCGCGAGACCGGGGCTGTGCTGCGCTTCTGTATCTCCTTCTTGACATAAATACCTCCTGTTATACGGACGGAAGAGGAAAAGGAGCCTAAAACCTCTTCCTTTCCGTCGTTATACGCCTATGGCGATATAACCTAATAATCACGCAGGATTACACTGACAGTCTTGCGCGGTGCGCCCGAACTGATTTGAGCAGCTAAAGAATCAATCTCCTTTTCCAATGAGGTAATTTCTTCTTTCAGCTTCCCCAAATCAAGTCTTGTGAGACTGCGGTTTCCTATCGTATACGACTGAGTTCGCCCCGAAAGAAGCGAAATATATGCTTCTTGAGCCTTAAGTAAACAATTTTCCTTGAATTCAAGGCGTTTCTTTAAGCGTTCGTGTTTTGTTTTATTCATAATTTTACTCCTACCATTCATCTTGCGTGCGGCGACGCTTCTTTCCGTTGCTTCGCTTTGCTGACACCGGCGTAGTAATAACGCCCTTTAAGCGCTGCTCAAGGGCGTCCATGTTTGGGTTAAGAATACGCATAGCGGCATTAGCATAGTTTCGACAGTCAAGGGCTTCGTTTCGGTTATGCCCCGGCACCATTTTCCATACTAACGCAACACCATTTTTTGTTTTTGTTGCTACAAGCTGTTCAGATAAAAGACCCGAAAAGTAGTTGGCATCATAGCCGGCTTCTTCCGATAACGGAAAGTGGCAGTATTTTGCCCCTGGTTCCTGTACCTGAAGGTTTGCCATTATTGTAGCTTTTCCGGCGTCAACACCAAGAACGAACAAGTGACAAGTAATGCTCCTGTTCTCTCGGATCGGCACTTTTGACGGCGGAGAGGTGAAAGGATAGCCCTCTCCGCCCTTACCTTTGCACGCAAAAACCCTAAAACCTTGGCGTGCTCGACAGTTTTCGTAAACCTCTTGCGTAAAGTGACCGCCGGAATCCACCAATGTCATGGATATCTGCAGTCCTTTCCCGTCATTAAATCTGTATACGTGTTGAATAATATCATCCAGTTTCCTCCATACCTCCGGAGAATCGGGACGGCCCATAATAAAGCCTCGTTTTATCCCCCAGCTCTCGCCATAATGGCCGTAGCCTACAACCTCGTATTCCAATCGATTGTCCTGAGTATCCACACCACAGGTTAAACATAGAACCCCATCGGGAAGCTCTGCCGAATAAGCCTCTCTCCTTTCAAGCATAGCTTCTTCACTTTGCACTTTCTCACGGTTTTCCCACAACTTGCCGAGCAGGGTGTTAAAGACAACCTTCAATTCCTCGGGGTCATCCTGTGCGTTAAGAAACCTTATAACAATTTTCTTCCACGAGGTCCACGGTGAACAAAAAGCGTTAAGCCAGTACGACCTAACGCCATTCATATACGCCTCGGGATTGCGTGCTATCCACCTAGCTTTTTGCCGCCGCATTACGCTTTCCGTAGAAAGTGCGCCGCACTCAGGACAGCACCATTGCACATCCCCTTCTATGCTATATTCCTTCTTGCCTCTTACGATTTTCGATATTGGGATGAATTTTATGTTGTCAAAGTCAATTTCAGAATATTCTCCGCAATGAGGACATTCGTGACACCAGTGCTCTCTAGTGCCTTTATAAAAGCTTTTCTCTATATTGGATGCACCCTTAACCGTGGGCGTTGACACTTCTATTGCCTTTCGGTTATAGTATGTGGTTTGCCTCGCCTGCGCTAAAGCCCAAGGATCACCCTCGGTACCTGCAGATATCGCCCAGCGGTCTCTTTCGTCGCCGACAACATACCTTATAGAGGTTGAAGAAAGAGCAGAAGCGCTATTACTGCCGATTATCGTCAATACTCCGCCGGGGAACGTCTTTTGCAAAAGTGTATTAGCACTATCTCTTGTCTTAACATCTGCCACTCGATCCTTTAAGACTTTACAGTCTCTGATCATTGGAGCTATTCTTTGACGAGAGAACTTTTCAGCTTCTACAATCGACGGATGAATAAATAATATTGAACCAGGATCTTCGTGGATGATGTACCCTATAATATTAAGCTCAAGCTCCGTCTTGCCTACCTGCGATGCGGCTACAACTACTATGCGCTCAACATGAGGGTCCGTGAATGCATCCATAGGATCCCTGAGATACGGCGTTCTTTCGGTACGCCACGGCCCGGGCTCCGCTGAGCTCTCAGCTGAAAGTCTGCGGTGTTTATCAGCCCATTGCGACACAGTAAGATTATCGGGCGGCGCAAAGCCACGCACTAAAGGTCTGATTAAATGGTTAAGGCGTTTTTCTTCTAACATTATTCTTTTTGCCTTTTACTGTATCTGCAGTAGCTCCGGTGCTTCTTTCTTTTCGTGTTTTATTAAATCTTTGTGGATCATATTCGTAGTTAGAAAGCTCTATCAAAAGTTTGTCCACTTCCGCTTTTATAATTGATGAAGCTTCGCTCGGTGTTTGTGCATTAGCCGTGTCAATCGCCAATCTTCCCGGTAAAGCAAGTATTGCTGCACGCATAGAGTATACCAAATCTGATATCACGGCGGCTATGTCTTCAGCTCGATACATACTTCCTTCAAGTTCTGCCAGCTCCAACTCTGCCTTGCGCGCCTTCGCAATACGAAATTTAATATCAGCTTCGGTTTTGCTCTTTTTCGCTTCTGCCTCACTTAGGCTTACCTCTTTGCCGGCGGCAAGCCCTTGTAAATATTTGATATATCTACGGACCGTTTCGTTAAAGTCATATCGCTTCCCATCAGCAGTATCTACCACAGGAAGAATCCCTGCATCTGTAAGCTGATATATACGGCGAGCGGTCAATCCTACAAACTGAGCAACCGCTTCCGCCTTTTGAAGGTTAACCTTCGGTGTTGCCTGATTTGCCATAGCCACCCTCCTTTGTGAAATGAA